TATCCTGTTAAACATTGCGGTATTCGCCTAGTAGGTATGGCACTATCCTTCCAAGTTAGAATAAGACCGGTTCGAGCCCGGTATACCGCTCCAAATTTTAGGCTCAATTCAGCATATCATAATCTTATTGCAAACAAGAAAAAATGAGCCTGTTTTAAATACTTGACAACTATAATATTATCAAGTATACTACTAAAAATAACTGATGCTATTACATATAATAATAGCGATCATAGATCACATATAAATCTACGATAGTATCAGTTATAACAAGAATTATCGCGGGGTATATCAGTGGTAGATGGCTGGGCTCATAACCCAGAGGTCGTTGGTTCAAATCCAACTCCCGCTTCCAAATTTAGGGTCAGTTCAGCATTTTATATTAAGCCAAGCTGAAGGAACGGTTCGATTCCGTCTAGAAGTATAATGGTTGTATGTCAGCATAATACAGTGACCCTGCTAATTTTTTAGGATACATTCAGCAAGTTTAATACACCCTAGATGTCGTAGGTTCAAGTCCTACCATTTCAATAGAAATGTAGCTCAGTTGGGAGAGCGCCAGGCTAAAAACACGTATCCTGTTCTAATTTTAAAAAAGGAATTTATGACACAAGTAGCAGCAAGACATATTCTAGTGGATACACTAGAGGAAGCGCAAGATTTAGCAAAACAGATTAATGAAGGTGCTGAATTTGGTGATTTAGCCAAACAATTTAGCAAATGCCCAAGTGGAATGCGTGGTGGTGATTTAGGTCTATTTGGACGTGGACAAATGGTTCAACCATTTGAAGATGTTTCATTTGATTTAGAAGTTGGTGGGTTAAGTGCACCAATCCAAACCCAATTCGGCTACCATTTGATTAACAGAACTGCGTAGGACAACGATGAATTTTCAAGTTTTAGAAGACCGAGTTCTTATAAAAAAGAAAGAAGTGGTGAAAACTAACTCATTTGGTTTAGTAATACCAGATGATAAAAGTGAAAAAACTATTGATGGCGAAATTGTCGCAATAGGTGAAGGAAAACCACTTGATAATGGAATTACCCGACCAATGGAAGTGAAAGTAGGGGAACTTGCTTTGTATCTTAAAGGATCGGGAACAGAAGTAAAAATTGATGGTGTTGAATATATCGTTCTACGTGAAAGTGAAATTATCGGCATTATTGAATAAAGATTTAAGGTTAGCTACAGCATCCAAAACTTTTCACTTAAGAACGGACATCGGGTCGGGGACATGAAAAACCCTAAAAAGATGGCTAACCTGTATAAAACAAGAGATGCATGAGAGCTGAACTGCCAGAGTGGTAATGGAATGGTCTGCAAAATCATGTTAGAGGAGTTCGATTCTCCTGTTCAGCTCTCATGCATCTTATCAAATAATTCTATTCTCAGTAATAATTCATCGAGTGAGATTTTAGATTTTTTATGTTTAGATTGATTTAATTTATGTGGTACTATTTCACAATTAGCGGGATGACTTATAAGTATTGGATCAATATTATTGATAAAACCGTCATATACTGATAATAAATGATCTCTAGAACACCCAGACAAGTTATTCCCTTTATTTGCTGCACTATACCACCCATACGTTAATATTAACTTTGATGAATAGTTAAACCACTGAGGATATTTAGAAATACTAAATGTAAATCTGCATTGATATGCATATTGTTTTCTGGTATCAGTTATAGATGGATGAATAGTTTTAATAGTTGGAGAGAACCAAACTTTATTGGAAATTTTACATTTACAAAGATATATTTTAGTAAATTGATTTTCGATAACTTTTTTTTCTTTTACCTTACGTTGTTTCGATTTAACGGTGATAACTTTTTTAGGACCTGGTTTAAATTTATTATAATCTTTTTTTAGATTATTATATTTTGCAGAGCACGAACTGTTGCAGAAATTATTAAATCGTTTGTTATATGGCAAACAACAATCACATTCTTTACAATGTGTTGGATCATTTGCATAGTTAATCCTGGCTGTATTATTTTTTATAATCGTGTTTTGTTTAACTTTGTTAACCGATAATGCTGCATACTGTTTGGTAGCTATATTACCATCGATAGTATGTAAACGAATAAAATGGGAATGAAATCCCTTGATAGATAGTTCTTTTTTGCATATGATGCAAGAACAAAATGTTGCCATAGTGTTTCCTCTAGTATAAATAATGTATTATGGGACAGCCTAGATCCTCTAGACTAGGTTTCAAAATATTGGAAGTATTTTGATTACCATAACTATTTATCAAAAAGTTATTGACAAAGAAATAAAATTACTATATAATATATAAAGATTAGGAATAGATACAGCAACAATTTCGCGGCTAATACCCGCTTCAGAAACACTTCTTTGCTATTAGAAGTAAAACATATGGCATAATCTATTCCGCTAATATTTAGGCTAGATACAGCAATCCAATTTATCATAATGGATGGACTGGCGAACATACTGCTAGTCGAACTGGAAGGAAGAGCCAGTATAAACCTTCAACAAACACTAGCCTGTTACTTTTTTAGGATGGTTTCTGCATATTACAACCTATTCTCCGGTGATGTTTACATCAATCGGATATTTCTAGAAGAAATCTAGATAGCTTCTAACGCGAAAGATAGATATTGTCATTAGAAAATGAATGTTTACTGATTAGACTAAATCAGATATGGTTGTGGATTAAGTCCCCAAGTGGTAGATGACAACCAGAAAATAAAATACATCCTTCCGGCCATCCTGTTTTAAAAATCATACATTAGTTTTTTTGAATTGAGCCTTGTTCACTTGAAAAAAACATTGACAAACAAATTAAATCTGCTATAATACACACTTATAGTTTAGTAAACAGCAAAACAAAATTAACACACTAACCTGACATAGGAGATACAACAATGACTACATTCGTAGAAGCAGTAGAAAATCAAGAATCTCATACCTCAAACGGTATGAAAGCACGTAAGTCAACAACAAACAAAGTTGTTGACTTGTTCTTTAATATTGGTGCAAGTAGAGGTAAAGATGTAATTCCTGCTTTTACAGCGGCGTATGTTGAAGATAAAGAATTAGCAATGCGTGTTGCATTATGGTCGCGAGATGTTCGAGGCGGTGCAGGTGAACGTAAATTGTTCAGAGATATTTTATCTCATTTGGAAACGGTTGATATCGATGCTGCAAAAGCATTGTTATCTAAAGTTCCTGAATTAGGTCGCTGGGATGATATCTTTGTGTTTAAAACACCAGAAATGAAAACAGAAGCTTACACAATGTTAAAAAATGCATTGACTGATGGCAATGGCTTGGCTGCTAAATGGACACCGCGCAAAGGTAATGTTGCAATTGAATTCCGTAAATTTCTAGGATGGAGTCCAAAACAATATCGCAAAACATTAGTGTCTTTGACCAAGGTTGTTGAAACTCAAATGTGTGCGAATGATTGGGATAATATCAACTTTAGCCATGTTCCATCATTGGCTAGTACACGGTATAAAAAAGCTTTTAATCGCCATACTCCAAAATTTGCTGAATACGTTCAAGCTTTGGTAAAGGGTGAACCTGATGTTAAAGTCAATGCAGGTGCGGTATATCCTTATGACGTATTAAAGGGTATCGGTGGCTATGGGTTTGATAGAACTGAAAAAGGTCATATCATTGCACAGTGGGACGCTTTGCCAAACTTTGTTGGTGATGCTAATATACTACCATTAGTAGATGTTAGTGGTTCGATGACATGTCGAGCTGGTGGTAACATGTCTAAATCGGACATTACCTGTATGGATGTTGCAGTATCATTGGGTTTGTACTTGGCTGACAAAAATGAAGGTAAATTTAAAGATACTTTTATTACTTTTAGTGAAAGACCGGAATTATTAACTCTTCGCGGTAATGTTGTTGAAAAAGCAACCCAAATGGTTAAATCAACTTGGGGTATGAGCACTAACTTACATGCTGCGTTTGATTTAATTCTTGATGTTGCAACAAAATACAATGTTCCACAAACAGAAATGCCAGAAATGTTATTGATCCTGTCTGATATGCAATTTGATCGTTGCATTAGTTTTGATGATAGTGCGATGCAAATGGTAGAACGCAAATATGCGGCAGCTGGTTACACAGCTCCACAAATTGTATTCTGGAATATTAATTCATCTGATAATGTACCGGTTAAGTCTGATAAGTCTGGTGCAGCATTGGTATCTGGTTTTAGTCCAGCTATCATGAAAGCATTATTGGCGGCAGATATGAGTGAATTCACACCAGAAGGAATCATGTTAAAAACCATTATGGTCGATCGATACGCTGTTTAAATCAATGTAAAAACAAAAAAAGGTGCTTCGGCACCTTTTTTATTTAGGATAATTATGTCAAAAAATGAACCAAAACAAGTAATTGTAGTTAGAAAAGACCTTAATATGAGAAAAGGCAAAATTGCAGCTCAAGCAAGCCACGCATCATTAGGAGCTATTCTTAACTACAGCGAGATATATTTAGATGCAACTATCGATTATAACGATGGTTATCACAATTATGCATCTCAGCTAGGAAATTGTGCTGTAATCCAATTAAATAAACAGCCTCTTAAAGAATGGTTAGAAGGTAGATTTACCAAAGTTTGTGTTTCTGTTGATAGTGAGCAAGAATTACTTGATATTTACCAAAAAGCATTGGACAATAAGGTTAATGTTAAACTAATTAAAGATGCAGGTTTAACTGAATTTAATGGGATACCGACACTTACTTGTTTAGCGCTTGGGCCGGATTACCCAGAAAATATTGATCCAATAACAGGACATTTAAAACTTTTATGAGTTATATTGAAAAAACATTAGATCGTATTAACGAAATTTTATTAGAAAACGGCTGCGGACTTTATCAACCAGATTTGCATGATATTGGTGATATTTTGGCAGAAGTCATCATCTCTGCTAATTTACAAGCATCGTTAGCTGATGAAGCATCTGCGTGGCTCAATACACCACACGAGGGGTATAATCATGGAACTATTATTAAAAATTAAAACAGACCTGTTTGGATTACGAAAAGCTGGAACAGATAAATTGTCAATAAACCTTTTAACTACATTGTATAGCGAAGCAGCAAATGTTGGTTTGAATGATGGTAAGCGTGAATCGACAGATGCAGAAGTTAGTGTCATTAGAAAATTTATTAAAAATTTAAATGAATGCATCTCTGTTGGGATAACTAAACAAGTAGATGTTTCAAAATATGAAGCAGAACGCGACATATTAAATGCATACTTGCCGCAACAATTAACAGAGATGGAAATCGAAGCATTTGTCATACCATTTGTGAGAGAAGGTGGTAAACCATCCGCAATGAAGGCTTTAAAAGAAACGTATGCAGGACAATATGATGGAAAAGTTGCATCAACGGTTGTTGACAACTTAATTTTATCATGGGCAATTTAAATAATGTTAAACAAATTACATATTCACACGGTAGATCAGCCGGAAACCGATATTACAACTTTTGTATTAAGTTGTGATCGATTAGATGTATTAGAAAAGACTCTGAGATCATTTCTTAACACTAATGACTATCCTACAAAAATGGTGATCGTTGATGATAGTGCTGCTGATGGAGTTTTCGAAACTCTTGTTGAACGCTATGGGTCATTTTGTGATGTAGTATGCTTTCCGTCAAATCGCAGTCAATGGTGGGCCATGGATTTCATGGTTTCCTATTGTGATACTGATTATATTTTTTATCTTGAAGATGATTGGGAATTCACAAAAGGTGGGTACATGCAACAATCAAAATCAATCCTAGAAAAACATAGGCACATTGGTGTTATCGACATTTCCTGGAGAACGTTTGATTGGCAAGGAATTGATAGTTATGAGCCGGAATTAATTGATGAAATGTTCTATTATAAAAAATTGTGGCGGATTTCTGACTATCATTTGCATTGGTATGGATGGGTTGGTAGTCCAAATTTGAAACGTCGTGATGATTTAATCCTATTAGGGCGTGTTGAAAAATGGCATAACGAATGGAATATTGATAGACGGTTTTTAGGATTGGGTCTTAAATCAGTATTTCTAAATGGTCAATATGTTGTTCATTTAGGTGACTCGTGTAGTAAAATGGCTGGGAAGAGACCAAATGACGGCACAACTCCCGAAGATTATTACCCAGCAGAATTACAAGATGCTAGAACATTCCCTAAATTCGATTATTTGCAATGGGATACCCATTGGAAACCGCCTACTGATATCACGTTGGTTTCAATGGCGGTGAATATCGGGCGTTCTGATAGGGATTTTGAGGAGCATTATCTCCCTAGTTTGACAAAGTTATTACACAGTAGACACCCAATTGTGTTGTATACTGAGGAAAAATACTTTGATAAAATTAGAGAAATTCGTGCCCATCGACCAATTGTACTAATAAAATATGATATTAATGATATTCATAATCTGCATTTTTATGATGTAGTAAATCTAATAACCAATCAAAGCACGTGGGTGACCCAATCTGATTGGATTAAAGATAGTGCGTTGGCAACACCGGAGTATGTACCATTAACTCTTGCAAAACAAGAATTATTGCAACGGGCTATGAAGTACTCACATAGTTCGTATTATTATTGGATTGATTCTGGAATATGCAGCAGTTTTAACATAACTGAACCGCTTGATACATTTTATTTTACGAAACTTCCAAAAGATAAATTTTTCATGCCGTCATTTACTTATTATACAAATTCTGAAATTCATGGATACAATATTTTTAAATTGAAAGAATTTGCAGGTGGATATGAAAATTACGTATGCCGAGCCTCATTTTTCGGTGGCACACCCGATCAAATTAATGAAATTACCAAGTTGTATACTGAAGAATTGAATAATTCAGTAATCCATAATACTATTGGTACAGAAGAATCGATTTATACGCTTTTGAGTTTGAAATATCCTGAGCTATTCAATCGAATTAACATGGAAACCGGTGATATAAAACTGTTATTTAATACATTACGTGAATCTAACACTTGTGCAAAATAACGTATCATCATTGTGAAAAGTTTAGCCAAAATATTGGCTAAACTTTTTCAATTCATCAGCAGATAAATTATTCTTGGCCCTATTTGCTCTAAAAGATATAATTTCAATGTTGTCTGCTAAATAAAGATAAGTAATTACTTATTTTTACAATTTTCAAAATGCCATCGTTGCATATTTAATCTATTAGAACTGGAAGAACTACAAAATGGACAATGAATCATTGGTTTTTGTAGTGCAACCGGCTTTATATAATCTGGATGTTTTTTACAATTTTCAAAATGCCATCTTTTAGCATTTGATGCACCTTTAATTTCTAAAAAACAATATGGACAACATATTGTTTTTGAGGGTTTTGATATTCCTTTCGAAGAAGCAGAAATTTTTAATTTAGTTTCATTCGATACTACTCCACATTTCCCCTTTCTTACATTTTGTCTTCCTTTAGACGAATTTCTTATCTTTTCTCTTGTTTCAACCGAGATTGTTCTTCCTCTATGTTTAAATCCAGCTTTCGCCGAACTTTCTGGAGTACAATGAAACTTACCACTGCCATTTGATGAATTTAACCATTTTGGATTCTTTGCAGCATTTATTTTTGATAAGAATTTATGTTCATAATTACGAGCATCAGCTGCAGAAGAAAATGTTTTTCGTATTTCGTACAAAAATACATCCTTCCCATATAAAATAATTAAATTTTTAATAGTAACTGATGACGTAAAGTATGTTGTCCATAATTGCATTGGATGACAGTTTTTTGCATATCGAACACCGTAATATTTCTGTCCAGTTATTGTAAATGTAATACAATAAGTAAATGGGGTATAAATAGTATTGCTGGTCATATTAGTTCCTGTAATTAATGAAAGAATGACTAGAGTTAGTGAGACGGCAATCTGCGACTAACACTGTATGATGTATTTATGCAAACTCAACTAAACTTGTAAACCGTCACTCTAATCGCCTTCATTGAACCTACTCAATTCCTCTCTTTTTTGCAGATGACCGCAATCTTTTCAAAATTTCTCTGGGTTCTAATGGTTTTATTAATGTACTCATTGAAATATTTATTGACATTCCACACTTGGCCATATATAATTACATTTTCGATAAACGGTGTAATAAAATGACCAACTACAAAAGTTCAACCGAATTAAAAAGTTTAAAAACACAGATTGTTAAGTTGACCGCCGAATCTGAAGTTATGGGGAAAGAAGTTTCGGAAAAACAAGCTGAATTAGCAAAAATTCGCAATAAACTGAATGCAATACAAACTCAATACAACACTCTATTAGAAGAACAAACAGAAAAAGAACCAATCGTTTCTGAGCATGCTATCATCCGATATTTAGAACGGGTTAAAGGTATTGAGATTGACCCGATTGTTACTGAGATTATGGATGCTAACACAAAGGCCGCAATTAAGTTTATGAAAAATGGAAAAATTAATCGAGATACTTACACTATCGTTATTCGTAACAGTGTGGTGGTATCGATAACATGATGAGGTACCAAATAAATGAAAAAACTGTACATGATGATAGGTATACCTGGTTCTGGAAAAAGTACTTGGGTTAATAATCAAGATTGGCTTAAAGATGCATTTTATATCAGCAGTGATAATCATATTGATAAGTATGCCATCAGTGTTGGAAAAACTCATGACGAAGTATATAGAAAATACATCAAAATTGCCGAAAAATTGGTAAAGCAAGATGTAATTAATGCAATATCAAACAATAAAGATGTAATCTGGGATCAAACCAATACATCAGCAAAAGTACGTAAGAAAAAACTTGCAAAATTTACTGATTATTATAAAATAGCAGTTTTTTTTAAAGTACCGGATGAAGCTGAATTAACCATACGATTAAATTCGCGTCCTGGTAAATCCATTTCATATAACACATTGTGTAGAATGAAATCATCTTTGGAAATTCCTACATTAGCGGAGGGATTTGATGAAATATGGTATGGTGGGTAAAATGATACTATTTTTACTAGGTATGTTCGTTGGGTGGATATATGCACACAACATTATTGCAACCGAATGTGAAAAATTGGGTAAATTCTATGTTGGTAACAAGGTTTTTACATGTATTAGTGTAGAACATAAACATAAAAAAGAGGAATAATGAGAAAGATACTTGTAACAGGATATAAAGGATATATTGGTCAGCATTTGTGTAAAATGCTGGAACAAATTGGTGGAATTGAGGTTATAGGCATTGATAAAGTTGACAATATCGTGGATATTACCTACAATGTGCCGGAAATTGAGGTGGATACGGTTATCCACCTAGCTGCATTAGTTAAAGTGGGTGAATCTGTTGATAAACCAACAATATATTATAATACCAACATAAATGGTACGAATAATGTCTTGAGTAAGGTTAAATATAAGCATTTTATATTTGCAAGTACTGGTGCTGCTGAAAACCCAGGATCACCTTACGGGTTGTCTAAACGAGCAGCGGAAGATATAGTCAAGGAGTATGCAAGAGTTAATAAAACTGACTATACAATCTTCAGATTTTATAATGTCATTGGTTCTGATGGTTTTGAACCAACTAATCCAGATGGGTTATTCTATAATTTGGTTAAAGCAGAGGAACGTGGGTATATCAACTTGTATGGGGATGATTATGATACCTTTGATGGAACTTGTATTAGGGAATACATCCATGTAAATGATATTTGTCTCGGAATTATTAATGCAATAGGTAACCCGGCTAATAATATTGAAAATTTGGCATATGGTGACCCTCGATCTGTTAAACAAATTATAGAAACTTATAAAAAAGTTAATAAATCCGAGTTTGATGTGAAAATTCTTCCAAAACGTGATGGTGATTTAGCAGAAACATATCTAAAAACACCGTCAAAATATATGGAATGTAATTATTCATATGAAACAATGTTAAAAATTCGATAAGGTGATGTATGTACGGTATTAAAGTAGAATTCACAGATAAAACACAGCCTATTTACTGGTCTAATTTCCAATCATATGTACTAAAAAGCACAAACAGCAATTACTCGGCGATGGTTTCATTAACTTACCACGAATTGCAACGATTTGGTGGAATGCTAAACCCTTTATATGCGTACAGATCTGGTGTTAATACGTTGCATTTCATGACAAATGAGCAATTTACACAATTTGTGGAAAAGTGGAGTAATTATGAGCATACTTGATAATCTAGATTCATTTAATGAGCGGGAACATGGCTACGTATTTAATACACGAGAACTTAATCAACTAATAACAGAAATTCGCAACAAAACAATTGACGAGTGTGCAGATGTGTGTAATAATTTAGCTGAATTGACAAAACCCTGTCCAACCGGCGAGGAATTTAAACACTGCTACATATTTGCAATGGATCGAATTTTAAATTTGAAAGTAATTGACAAATAAAAATAGCGTGATACAATAATTTTTTTATTTAATTACATATGGAACTCTCATGAACAGTTGGATAACATCTGATTTACATTTCGATCATGCTAATATCCTGAAATATAATCCTGCTACTCGGGGTGTATTTAATGATATCGAACATATGAATTCAGAAATGAAAAACATATGGAATGAAAAAGTTTCCCCTACTGACTTGGTTTATATATTGGGGGATGTTGCATTTTGCAAACCATCAAAAGCAATTTCCCATGTACGTGCACTGAATGGTCGTAAAATTCTTATTGAAGGAAATCATGATAGTCGATTAGTTGAAAATGATGAATTTAGGAATTGTTTTGAAGCAGTTTATACATACCATGAAATCAAACACAATGGTCATAAAATTTGTATGATGCATTATCCTATTTCTGAATGGAATCAATGTCATCATGGATCAATCATGCTTCATGGCCACTTACATGGGAATCCTAGTGGATTAACACATTGTCGAGTACGCGATGTTGGATTTGACGCGACTGGGAATGTAGTATCATTATTGGATGACATTGTAAATGATGCATTAACCAGTGGTATTAGAACTCATGGGTGGAAATAATGAAAGATGATATTAAAAAATTTGTTGAAACTAATTCACAGTTGGTTTCACGCAAAACCACATCTTATCCTGGTGTATATGTACTGAAATACAAAAAACGAGTATTTTACGATAACTTGTGGAATAATTATCTTGAAGAATGTCGTGGTACATTGGTTGATGATGAATATAATGTTGTTTCAAGACCATTCACAAAGATTTATAACTATGGTATTGAAGATAGAGCGCCTATTATATCTCCATCAACATTAGTTACTGCATTTCGTAAAGTCAATGGATTCATGGTGGCTATCACATGGTATGATAATGATATTCTAGTGTCTACTACCGGCTCAACTGATTCTGATTACGTGAAAATGGCATTGGAATTAATTGACAAAAATAGATATCGAGATATTTGTAAACGATGGAGTGGGTTCACATTCATGTTTGAATGTGTTCATCAAAATGATCCACACATCATACCAGAAGATATCGGTATGTATCTTTTGGGTTACCGTGAAAATTCATGGGAAAGTGATGTACAATATGAATTGGATACTCTTTATATTTTAGCAAACCAGTTTGGATGCCATACTATTGGGTCCCATCATTTACAGTTTGGTACATTGCGTAACATGGTTAAACATGTGAAGCATGAAGGATTTGTTTTTTATACAGAAGATGGTCGTAGTGCTAAAATTAAAAGCCCATATTACTTGGTAAAAAAATTTGTATCACGAAATCCAACTACTGGTAAATTAATGTCACCAGGTGTGAAACAAAAAGTCGATGAGGAATATTATCCACTCATAGATCACATTCAAGCTAACATTGAAGAATTTTATAATCTTTCTGAGCAAGAACGGTTAGCGTGGGTTAGAAATTTTTTAGAAACTGCTTGATAATCTTCGATGACTGATATATAATTATATATCAGTCATTTTACACACCTATACACAATGAAATTACAAATCACTTTGCTAATTGCTTTATTCTCATCGGTTGCATACTGTGAGACCCCATATGATAAGTTCTCAGCATCAAAGAATTTTACAAATCAAACAATTATGGTTTGGGATTATGCAGACAATATCCAAGCTGCATGTGAAGCTAAAAGTAAAGAGTATGGTAATGCTGGATTTGGATATGCAATTGATGCATGTTCGTTCAGATTTCAAAATAAAAGTAAACAGTATGTATGTCACGTGATAACATCTAAAACTGTTGATATGTGGACAATTGGGCATGAAATGCGCCATTGTTTCCAGGGAGAATTTCATAAGTAATAATGAATAAGGATAATCAAAGATTACAGGATATACTTTCCGCATTAAATGATGATGAAAATTTTATACTTCCATCTGAAGAATTTAATGACAAAGATTTAGAACATCATATATTGCATTCTGAATGGATGCTAGAGAAAGTTCGTAACTCAGAAGTTTACGCACAAAACTTATATGCTGCATTTTGTAACAATAGGTTCATTCAATCCGATAATACCTGGGATATGCTAGCAACAAAATTTTGGAGTGTGAGCTGGCGATCTGCTGGTAGCATTGTTGCTGACATTATCGGCACCGGTGATTATATGGATTGGTATTCTTCTGGTATAGGAAGTGAAAATCAAGATGATGAATTTCCACTGCCGATTGGTTATGTACCAGAAGGCAGAGTTACTGACGAAATAAAAAATGATCTGCGTTCACTTGGGTGGATAGTAGTCAAAGATAATTAGGAGAAAAGTGGATAAATCCAAACACATGAGTAAAGAAGATATGATAGAAATGACCGGTATGGTCAACGACGTATTACCAGGTAATATGTTTAAAGTTCAAATTGAAAATACAAATCACATTTTAATATGCTATTTGGGTGGAAAACTCAAACAACATAAAATCCGAGTCATACAAGGTGATAAGGTGAAACTTGAAACCAGTCCATATGACCTTAATAAAGGTCGCATTACATACCGTCTATGAAGTTTATGTTGACAGAACACGATAATGCGAGTATAATTAACAATGAAATATAAAATTGTAATAGAAGCAATAGTTGATTTTGGTAACTATGATGTTGAATCATTACCAGTTGATTGCCAGCCTAAAGGTATTGCTGATAAGTTGGCGAACGTTGCTATATCACACAGTACAATTGCCGCTGATGCGGCAAATGTGTTGTCAGTTGAACCATATGACGAGGAAGACGATAATGAAAATTAGATTTTATCATTGGTGGGTTTATTCATTGTATTATAAATTATGGACGCCTATACTTGCTTCCAGGCCAGATTTGGTTCAAGCTCACATAGATTGGATGACTAATTGGCTTGAATACAGGGAGAAAATACTTAATGAAAATAAAACTAGTAAGTGATGCCCATTTAGAATTCTCAAATCTTGTCATTCCTAATGATAAAGATTATGATGTATTGATTCTTTCTGGTGATATAATGATTGCTGAATATCTACATGATTTTCCAGCACCTGATCCATACGAATATGGCGCAATGGAAAAATATAGTCATAGGATGGATGCAGCTGATCGATTTAGAACTTTTTTAAAACAGGTTAGCTCTGATTTTCCTAAAGTAGTATATGTAGCCGGTAATCACGAATTATACGGTGGGAAATTCTATGCAGGTATTGAATATCTTTATGAAGAATGTCGCCAATATCCAAATATCTTTTTCTTGGAAAAAGATTATACAATAATTGATAATATCGCATTTATTGGTGGAACATTGTGGACTGATTGTAACAAAATGGATCATATGACCATGTACATGTTGAAAGCTAGCATGAATGATTATCATATGATTAAACATGATAGATCTGGGTATCGTAAAATACGACCGGAAGATACCGTGACTAGGCATAATGAAACCCTAAACTATTTTAAAAAAACAATCAAAGAATTAAAAGATAACGGCGTTGAAAAATTTGTGATGGTAACTCATCATAGTCCAAGTCATTTAAGTATACATCCACGGTACGCCACAGATCATGAAATGAATGGTGGATATCACAGTGACTTGAGTGAATTCATTTTGGATAATCCAGAAATAATTTTATTTACTCATGGGCATACTCACTCTCCGTTCGATTATATGATTGGCGGAACTAGAGTGGTATGCAATCCTAGGGGGTATGAAAACGAAAGATACAACGAAAACACTGGTTGGGACCCAAATATTTTATTGGAGATTTAAATGTCTAACACTATAAGTGCATTACTACGACAAACAACTTCAAATTCTACTTCATTTTATGAGCTAATTGCGACTTATATTGATGAATTAGAAGCTAAAGTTGGGTATCTTGAATCAGAATTAGAAAATTTTAAACAACTCACGGAGAAAGAAATTGATGACCATAAATGAAATGACATCAGAAGATAGAGAACAATTCAAAGAATGCGTAAAATATTGTTTGGAAAACGGTACTGTTAATATTTCATTTTTGAAATTGGATGGTACTAGTCGGGAAATGAAATGCACCTTGGATACATCATTGATTCCACAAATTGAAAAATCAGTTGACACACCGAAGAAAGAGCGTATAATTAATGAGAATGTTTTACCGGTCTACGATTTGGATAACTCTGCATGGAGATCTTTCTCATGGGACAGGCTGACATCACTTACTATTAACTTTAACATACAATAACAAAGGAACAAATATGCCTAGTTTAATCCCAATGGTAGTAGAACAAGAAGCCCGAGGTGAACGTTCGTATGACCTGTACAGCAGATTGATGAAAGATCGGATCATCATGCTTGATACAGGCGTGAATGAGCATTCTGCTAGTGTGATTGTTGCTCAACTTTTATTTTTAGAAAGTCAAGGGAATGAAGACATTAACTTCTTTATTAACAGTCCAGGTGGTGTGGTTACTGCAGGTATGGCTATCTACGACACAATGCAATTCATCAAACCAGATGTAAGTACAATTGTCATGGGTCAAGCATGTTCAATGGGATCTTTATTAGCAACTGCTGGTGCCCCTGGAAAAAGATTCATGCTTCCAAATGCTAGGCATATGATTCATCAACCGAGTGGTGGTGCTGGTGGGCAAGCTACTGACATGCAAATTCAAGTTGAAGAAATCTTGAAAATGAAAAAGAACTTAACCCAGATCTATGTTGATCATAACAGTAAAGGTAAAACGTTTGACGAGTTCTCTTTGGATATGGAACGTGATAAATTCATGTCTGCCGAAGAAGCACTTGCGTATGGGTTGATTGATGAAATTATTACAAAGAGAAAATAATTATGATGCTTTGGCTTTTATTTAGTGTGATAGTTGCATTCGGGGCTGACAACCGTGGACGCAGCGGATTATGGTGGTTTATAATTAGTGTATTTTTATCACCAGTAATAGCGGCGTTGATGCTGTTGATTTTAGGTAGACCAGACAATTAAGGATTAATGATGAGAGAACCATGGATGGTGATGTCTTTGCTTGAAGCAGACAACAGCCGATTAGCAAAAGAATCAATTATCAATGAAGAAGCAATTGAATCTAATGATGTATTCTTTACTGGATGCAAACTTGCGTTAGATTCAACTGTTACATTTGGTATTAAACAAGTTGGGGAGAAATCCGATGAAACAGGACCTGGACTTGCTTGGGATGATTTTTTTAACACTGTTTCTACTTTTATTGATCGTTCATGCACTGGCAACGCTGCTAGAGATGCAGTAAACGAACTGATGAATACCGCCACTAAAGAACAGTGGAATAATTGGTATCGCAGAATTCTAATTAAAGATTTGCGGTGTGGTGTCAGTGATAAAACAATCAACAAAGCTGTAAAAAAATATAATAAATATTTAATACCAGTTTTCAGTTGTCAGTTAGCACATGACAGTGCTAATCATGAAACAAAAGTCACTGGTAAAAAACTTATTGAAGTAAAACTTGATGGAGTTCGGGTAATTACTATCATGTATCCATCTGGGAAAGTAGATCAGTTCAGTAGAAACGGAAAAGAATTGCATAATTTTGATACTGTTAAAATGCAATTGTCTACATTGGCTAAACGATTCTCAGAGCCAATGGTATTAGATGGCGAAATAATGAGTTCATCGTTTCAAGATTTGATGAAACAAGTGTATCGTAAAGATAATGTGGAAACATCCGATGCAGTACTTCATTTTTTCGATATGCTGCCATTGGCAGATTTTGAAAAAGGTGTATGTAATATACCACAATCGACGAGATCAGAACAATTAAAAACCTGGTTTGAGAATGACGGTTTATTTTTAAAATTATTGAATGTTAGGGTAGTTGGCCAAGAATTAGTTGATTTGGATACTACTGAAGGTAAACAACGATATTTAGAAATAAACAAACAAGCAATTGATGGTGGGTTTGAGGGGATTATGTTAAAAGACCCAAGTGCGCCATATGAATTAAAAAGATCAGTTGCATGGCTTAAATTAAAACCTTTTATTGAAGTAACCTTGGAGATTGTAGGTGTCGAAGAAGGAACTGGAAAAAATGAAGGAGCCACAGGTGCGCTGGTATGTAAAGGCATCGACGATGGCAGAGAAATCTTGGTTAACGTTGGCAGTGGGTTTAGCGACCAGCTTCGATTTGATATATGGCAGTCCCGTAACACAATTGTTGGTGAATTGGCTGAAATCCGTGCTGATGCAATAACTAAAAACAGAGACGGTACCTATAGCTTACGGTTTCCAAGATTCAAATGTTTTAGAGGATTTACCCCTGGTGAAAAACTTTAGTTTTTCCTTTTTGATCTGCATGTTTTACTATCATAGTGTTGGTGCATATTTTGTTCACCAACACGAATTTCTCTGCACAGAATACAACATGCAGATGCCATGCTATTTTTAATTTTTTGAATGGATTCTGGATTATTCATTGGATTGTAGACTAACATTCTCTTTTTAGTTGCATTTTTTTGAGATTCTGGCATATTTTGCCCATATGGTCCCATTTTATCTTTCGATTCTTTAGAATGCACTTTATTATAAAATGGATTGGTAGTACCAACACGTGATGTTCCAAACATTGGATTATTTGCACCAAATACCCGTTCGCTGCGTTTTTTGCGTTCGATATCAGTAAATGTTGCACCACTTCCACCATCTAAACCAGTTTCTGGTTTAAGATTGGCCCAATATTCCGAGGATGTTACATCAAATAATTCCGACAGAGCAATTGCAGTATTAACTAACGCATCGATATCTGTATATAATTTATACCATATGGTTGTTACGTGACAACTTCCGTGTTTTGTGATATGTCTCCGCCAGCGTGTTCCAGATCCTTTATATTTTATTGGATCTTTTCTCATAGTTTTACATAAGTATTTTAAACCCGTAATATTGTGCTGTTTGATCATTAAAAACGTTGGTTTAAATTTTTGTCTAGTTGATTCTAAAATATAAATATTCATGCTGACATTCCTTGTTAATGTTAGAGTAGTTGGGACGGCCATCCGCGAACTACATCTTTATTTATCCGTTAATTGATTATATCACAACGCTTAACTGTTGTAAACAATAAATATTGTAGTTATCAAGGAACTACAATGAGAGATTTAATTGATTTAATAGAATCAAAAACAAAATGCCAAACTCCTGGTGCAAATTACAAATTTGAAATACATGGTAAAAAAGTTATTTCAACAGTTACGCTGCCATTTTCATTAGACTTATCAGAAGATGAATTTAAAAAACTAGACGATGAATTACATGATGCATTAGAAAGTGTTTTCAAACAATTCTTTAAGAACTCTTGACAAAATTAAATCACCTGCTATAATAAACTAAACTTAACTTATAGGAACAATTATGTCATTTAATAACGATAAAGAAGTTTATGAAGCATTATTATCTGGAGAAACATTAAAGAGAACTGATGATTATCAACATATCTTATACAAACTCATTAATAACAACCTCACCCGATCACTAGATCATGGTAAAACATGGGTGCCGTCCGAATTGAAAACAAGCTTCAATTTATTGGCCATAAAAATGAAAACTATTAAAATTGGTGATGTAGAAGTTCCAGCCCCAGTTAGAAAACCATTACCAAAAAATAAGGTGTATTACATACCATCATTCTCTGAATTTTATATACCAAAATGGTGGGGTTCTTGTTCAGAAGATATGAAGTATCTTGAATCTGGGTTGATTCATTTGACTGCAGAAAATGCACAGAAGCATGCTAGCGCATTAATAGCATTGAGTGCGAACGACAAAGAAAATAATAGTAATTAAATCCTAATATAAATAAAATATTACAAGGAAGTATATGAAAATTGGATTTTGTTTTTACGGGATAACCTACGGTACACAATCAACTAAAGGATTTAAAGATTACAGACATTGTTGGACAAACATTCATGAAATGCTCGTCCAACCATTCATTGATAATGGGCATGAGGCTAATATATATGTCACAACCTATCCATTCTCTGACCCAGATATAGAACAAGAATTCTATGCCACTGTGAAACCAGAAAAGATTCATTTTTGTGAATTTGAAGGATCTGATCCATTTACTTGTAAAGGTGCATTTGATGCATTTCAAAATGAAAATTTAGATTTCATTATCTTAACACGCTTTGATATACATTTTCATAAAGTGTTATTTAATGAAAATATAGATTACACCAAATTTAATTTTTTATATCCAGAAACTGGTGGATTTTGGTGGGATATATTACGCTGGACCACTGACAATGTATATATGTGGCCAATGCATTTAACTAATCAAGTCCATCAATCATTACATTATACTTATCGAAATTTAAGACCAGAATCAGCAGACACACACCCATTGATACACAAATTGGCATTAAGCATTGGTCATGAAAATATTCATTTTATATCAAATATTCCAGAGCCAAGTGATGAAAGTTCGTTCTATACTTTGTGCACTAAAGGCAGGGATATAGAAAGAGCTGAACATGTCAGAAAGTATGGAATAGAGAATACTCCATGGACGAAATCTTAAAAAAACTAAAAAATGGGTATTCAACAAGTGAATTATATTTAATAAATGACAACGGGAATACAATAGTAAGAAAAATTAACAATATTGAAAGAAATATTGCTAGATTTTCCGAATTGAGCGAATTGGATTTGCAATTCCCAAAAATATTTAATATAACATCTAACAGTTATGATATGGAATATATACCAAATTTAGATATTAAAACATTCATAACTCATTATGATAACAATATACTAAACTCTTTCATTAAAAAAGTATTATCTACACTAAAAACCAGTACTACTGGTACGTTTGATTTTACTGAAATATATAAACAGAAATTAGATAGTATAGATTTTGAAAAATATAAATTTGTGTTTGATAAAGAATCTTTATTGTTTAAACTACCAAAAAATATACCTGTATCACAATATCATGGTGATTTCACACTTGAGAATATTTTATATTCAACACACAAAAATGATTTTATTTTAATAGATCCAATAACAACCGAATATTCATCGTATGTGTTTGATATAGCAAAATTAAGACAGGATCTTAAATGTAAATGGTTTATTCGAAATGAGCCAGACTTATACATAAATTCCAAACTTAAAAATATAGATGAAGAAATATCCAAATTCAATTGTAATAATGATTATCTATTGATATTAATGTTAATGAGAATACTACCGTATACCAAATCATTAATGGATGAGACTTACTTAATTAACGAGATTAATAACTTATGGAAATAATTATACCCTGCGCCGGAATGTCATCTAGATTTCCTAATCTACGACCAAAGTATCTATTAACCGATTACAAAGGGTTAATGATGGTCGAAAATTCAGCAAAACAATTCATTGGTAAATATAATGTAACGCTTGTTATATTAGAAACTCACGATAAACAATTTAATGCATCCCAAAAATTAAAAGAAGTTTTTGGTGACAATATTAATATTATTATATTACCAGAGATAACATCTGGTCCAGCCGAAACTGTTTACAAAGCACTTAAAATAGCTGGAATTGATGAGGAATCTCCTATATTCATTAAAGATTGTGATAGTTATTTTGATTGTACGATAGAACCTGGTAATAATGTATATGTTTCAGACTTGAAGGATAACCCGCATATGCATAATACTGCCGGAAAAAGTTATACAATATCAAATAATCAAGGAATCATAACAAGTATTGTAGAAAAACAAATAGTAAGCAGCAGTTTTTGCGTTGGTGGGTATCAATTTGGTACTGCACGTGATTTTATTAAATCATTTGAGGCGTTATACAGTAACAGTAGATCAGAAATATATGTATCTAATGTTATTGATTATTTAATTTTAAACGGTACTATATTTATTGAACAGTATGTAACAAATTTTATCGATATAGGAACCGCGCCTGAGTGGTTTGAATATAATAACAGGCCAACCTATTTTTGTGATATTGATGGAACTATAATCAAATCAACTATGAATTATTATGAACCATATATACCATTAACAAACAATATCAATAAGCTGAAATCCGAAATGGCTAGGGGATGTAAAATTATATTTTGTACTGCCCGTGGAAAACAATACAAAAATTTGACTATGAATATGCTTGATGAATTGGGATTTGGAGATTGTGATTTAATTATGGAAGTTCATCATTCTAAAAGAGTGGTAATTAATGACTATGCCAATAGTAATCCATACCCGACAGCAATTGCTGTTAATATAGCACGGGATTCCGATAATTTAGGAGATTTTATATGAGTAAATGCCCAATATGCCAATCACCAATGGAAATTGTAAGTGTTTTTGATTCGGTACCGGTTTCCTCGGCACAATTGTTTGATACTGCTACAAATGTACAAACAACATCAATGAATGTGCGTGTCTGTGATAACTGTAACCATGTGACTAATTTTAACTTTCAGCCATCTATATACACTGCCGATAGTTATGTTACAAAAAAAGCAATAAGTGTATCCATGAATAATAATTTAACAAATATAATAAATTTTTTAAATGTATCTAACATATCTATTTTAGAAATAGGATCTGGGTCTGGTGAAATTGCAAATTACTATTCTGAACATGGTTGCAATGTCACTACTGTTGATCCATGTATTACTGGATACGAAAACACAGCAATCACCCATTATCAGCAATTTTTTGATGTATCATTCCCTGATAACCAATATGACTTGATAATTGCTAGACATATAATAGAACATATCGATAACCCAATCGAATTTTTAAAACTTTGTAAATCACGGCTTTCAGACACTGGCCAGGTGTATATTGAAGTCCCAAATCTGGATTCTACTCTTATGAATGACCAGGTAGTAGATTTTTTTAATGACCATGTGCAACATTTTAGTATTAATAGTTTAAACTTGTGTTCCGCATTATCTGGGTTTACTACTGCATACCAAATAGATTTATTAAACAAGTCACATATTGGAATTATAATTACACCTATCAAAAAGCAACAGATTACAAACGCCATATCACGTTCTAAACTGGCGTATGACAACATTCTGTCAGCGTTGAATATTGATTTTACGATTTACGGAGCAGGGGCACATGCCTCTACGTTTGTTGGTAGTATTCCAATTGAAATTCGCAAGAATATAGTAGCTATTATTGATAAAGATCAGCGAAAAAGTGGTAAATTCATTCCTGGATGCACTATTCCAATCACACTTCCAAAAATGATTACAACATCGGTAGTAGTAAATACTTCAGTGTTGTATAAATCTGAGATAGAACAGTTTTTGCGAAATGAGTTGAACTTCACTGGTGAAATTTTACACCTCTGATAGTCCGTTTTTAAAATTTATCTTGACATCACAGATAAATCTGATATAATAAGTTTTCATTTACTTTTATGAGATCCAACATGATAGATATCGATAAAACAATTGTAGACACGATTAAATGCTTAATCGAACGCGAAGCAAATAACCGTTCAAAACCAAATAGAATAGCCCAAGAAAAGTACGAACACTTAACTGAAACAATTGAGTGGGAAGTTAGACGTGCTAAAGACTTTTACGAAAGTATTAAAGCTGACGGCTTAACTATCAATACGGTTGAGGCAGAAGGCTTTTTACGAGCTATGTTGTGGATAGAATCTACAGTTAAAGAAGTAAACGAAACCCACGATAACAACGACGAGGACTAAACAATGGAACTAATTCGAAATGTTCTGGTATCACTATTTGTGATGATAACAATCACTATGATGGTAATTGTTTTTGCATATGTAAAGATTGGTCCAGTGGAAGAAACACCAGTATCGGAAACTACAGTAGTAGAACTTAATAAAGTAGATCCACAATGAACCATTCAGAGCCATTAGAAAGATGCCCTAAATGTAATGGGGCATTACTGCATTTTAGATCAATGAACAAAAAATGCTGTTCAGATTGTAGAACTGAATTTGACTGGTATCTAAAAGAAGGTCAAGCATCTCTTATACAACATCAACGATGAGTATTGTTCTTTACGAGATTTCAGATGCATTAGTATCATGGTATAATGGGAAATATTTTACTAATTATTCACCTCTTATTTCACATACTGACAAAGTAATAATTTCTGATTGGAAATTAGTTATGCACTCTGAAAGAATATGGAGGAAAGACGGTGATGATTTACGATATTTAAAACATCGCACTGAAGATATAAAAACAGCAGTAGTTGACCCAGTTGAATTTACATTTTTATTATTAAAGAGTAATCCACTGTGAAAAAAATTGAAAGACAACAATGGTTAGAAAAAACTAGACGATTAAATGAATCTAACACGTTGAAAGTTGGTGATGAAGTCGTTGATATTGACAAAAACAAAGGCATTGTTGTAAAAATAGTGAAAGGTATTTCACTAGATGAACATGGGGTCGTATACGTATGGCAGTCTGAAAGATATGAGTATGGTTCTGATAATTGTGAACATTATTGTGAGTTTACTTGGAAAGACACGTTGAGGATTATATGAGCGAGACATTAGAAGACGTTGTAAATGATGGTGTTATGTTTGTTAAAAGTTTAACCAGACATTATGGGGCTGATAAAGCAATGGAAGTTTGGGAAGCAATGAATGTGGCACTTGGTACAGAAGTAAAAGGTCGGGTGTTCTTTAGAATGATTGAAGGTTCGTCTGCATCTGAAGTAAAATTTAGAATAGGAAATATTCGGGCTAATGGTTCAGTTATTTCAGCTATAAAACTCGTTAGAGAGTATACTGGATATAGTCTCAGAGACTCGAAAATTGCGGTTGATCAGTCAGATTTTTCTACAAGTACTGTTATCATAATTGATTATCGAAAACGAAAGGACTTTACTAGGAAGTTAAGAGACCTTGGTGGTAAAGTAGAATAAATATTTAAGGACAAGGATGTCTACAATTCAAATAACATCAAAAACAATAAACGCTACGCCTAGAAAATTAAAAGCTTCTTGGGCTATTGAACCAGCACAAGATTTGATGTCTGCAACTCTTGCAAAAGAAATTCAAGAAGAAATGGATAGAGAAATCTTTTGGGAGTTATTTAAAACAGCTTTCCCAGATTGGACACAAATAAAACTTCCATATCCAATAGCTAGGTCATTAAATGAACACGTGATTAAAACATGGTGTTCAGAAAATTTAAAAGGTAATTTTAACGGCTATCGTGAACAATGGCTGTTTGAACGACCAGAAGATGCCACGTGGTTTACACTACGGTGGTTCAGTGAAGAACAACAATAAGGAAATTAAAATGAATAATACTCGATAATAACTTTATACAATTATTTTAACTTTTTATATTTTCTAGTTATTCGTTTTGGATTTTCTTTACATGATTTAACATGTCTAGTGATTCCTGTACCTTGTCCAAACAGTTGATGACAAAATGGACATGATTCTTTTTCAATTAATTTACCTGTTAATGGATTCGCAATTTTATTTGGGTTATGCAAACATCTAGATTCGTGTGCCTTTATGTTATTAGTCGCAATATTTGATGAACAAAACTTACAACTAACAATTGCAGGTTTTGATTTAACTAATGGGGTTTTTTTATTAGGATTGTGAGTACAATAATAGGTTTCGTGAAATACGATACCATTACCAATTGAAAATAATTTATTACAGTATTTACATGGAGCCTTTGTAAATTTTTCCCCGGCATATTTATGAATTTTCTTATTAGGGTTGTTAATGCAAAACATTTCATGAAGCAAAATTGCACTATTTTTTGCAAAATGTTCTCCGCAAAATTTACATTGTGTTGTTTCATATACTTTTCCAAGCGGTCCCCAATTATTTGCTCCACTGGTTTTATTCATCAATATTCCAGTATGAATATCAATTCTACCATAATGATTTATTAAAATAATTTCATAATTGGTAGCAGTATCTTTTGTAATATTATCAGAAAAAATTACAATTAATGATGGGTCTGGTGTTTTTACATTATTATGTTTTTCAGATGGTCTATTAGATCTTCCTTCTCCAATATAATATAAACTACCAGAGGGGCCGTATTCATCATCGTGTTCACGTAAATACCCATATACACAACACCCAGAAAGTTGTTTGATATGTGTTAATAATGTAGGATTTAGATAATTTTTTATATCTTCTGGTAGATTACTTATATCCTCTACAAATAAATTTTGAGGTTGATTGACAGAATCGATTTCATGTGGTAAAATATGTTTACTAAATAACATTGTTGATGCTCCTTCAAAGCATTAAAGTGGTTGGGAATTGGTAGTTCCGTGAACCACACTTATTTATCTACTTAAACAAAAGGAATACAAATGAACAATTCAATATTTGAAGATCAACGTAAGTTTATGCAAGCGAGTGATCAAACAGTTGACAAATTCAATGAAGCACAGTATAATCTATACTTGAACCTCATTAGAGAAGAATTTAATGAATTACAAGTTGCAATCGATGACAATGATAAAACTGAACAGTTAGATGCATTGTTGGATATGATTGTTGTTATTGCTGGCGCAATTCATTCAGCTGGATTCGATGGAGAAGGCGGATGGAATGAAGTAATTCGTTCTAATATGAGCAAAATCGATCCAGAGACCGGTAGGGTTAAAAAACGTGAAGATGGAAAAGTTTTAAAACCTGCCAGTTTTTCACCACCAAATTTAGAACCATTTTTAGTAAAATAATAAGAGGAAAAATATGGCACAATATGCAAATTACTGGTCTTGCTCTACGTTTGCGAAATGGCTTTCTGGTACACCAAAACCAGAAGCAGGTACTGCACGACAATGGCGAGAATGGCGAAAAGAAGCACAATTAAAACACCCAGTTCGATATTGGTTGGCAGAAGAAGGATTGACATATCTCCAAGATTTTGTATATTGGCCATACAATAGGTTTCACTCTATCAGATATTACATTAATAATCGGTGGGTTACGAAAAGTCATTCATTAACTGCACATCCAAACGATATTAAGCCAGGTAATTGGCAAGATGTTGGATATCGTTTTCTACCATGTTTATTTAATGAGTTAGTTGATTTTGTTGAGGTAGAAACTGCATGGCATCATGTCATGTGGGATGAAGAGGAAAGAAAAAAATATTGTGTACCATGGTGGAGGACTAATTTTTTCAAATGGAGAACTTGGCGATGTGCAGAAGCTGGGGTTGCACATTTAGATTGGGCGGCTTCATTGGTTAATGATGAATCATGGGGTTATAAACCTACTGACCCAGAATATGGAAAATTAACTCATCAAGCATTAATTGCAGTTGAAATTAAAGAACTATATACTTGGTGGAAAGAAGTATACCCAAATCGCCCAGATCCATATGACATTAGTGGTTGGTCTGCTGTTTGTGCAAAAAAACGTACTGATGGATCAGATATAATGGACTTGTTTGATACCGAAAGTGAAACACCAGATGAACGTGCTGTACGTTCAAATTCACACAATCGTTTAGCTGAGATCGAAGCACAGTATGAGCAAGAAGAAGATGATATGCTCATCAGATTGATTAAAGTAAGAAAATCACTGTGGACATAATATCTAACAATTTTTGTAAATGTGGTAGTGAGCGTCAATACAGTAATAAGTATGACGCTTACTACTGCGAATTATGTAATAAATGGTTGGAACCAAAATGTAAAGACTCAGATTGTGTTTTTTGTAATTCCAGACCAGAAAAACCAAGTCAAATAATTACTCAACCGACCAAATAAAAGGAATTTTATGGCAAAAGTAACTAAAAAACCTAAAAAAGCTAAAATCACTAGTGTTACCATCCGCGAAAATCGTAATAAAGATTGGAGTCCTCGGTGGGATGATACTGAGTCATTGTCGGCCACCGAATATCTAAAGCATTACCATACTGCTATGCAATATTATAATCTTCAATTCAGTGGCAAAGATCTTAAACCAGCAGTATTGACATGGATGGGCGAGAATGGGTATGAAAAAGATGTAATCACTGAATTTAAAAAATCTAAAGATTGGCGAGTTAGTACAACAATGGGTGCAGTAGCAAGTTGTCTTTCAAGAGGAATGCCAGAACAACGTGATGATTTTAATAATGGTGCTAACACTAAAGATTGGCTAGTTAATGCAATTAATGTTGTGTTAAATGATAGTAAAAACGACATAGATGTTGAGGAAGAGACGGAATCAAAACCGAGTGCTCCTGTTATCAGTATCCAAGAGCGTGTTAGAGAGGCTACCTTTAAAATGACTGAAGAAATTGAGGATGCTATTGAAGTTTGGATGGAAAAACCCGATAAGTTCGATCCCAAACAGTTCAAAATTCTTAATTTATTAAAGGGAAAAGAGGTTAAAGCAGCACATGCGCGAGTAATTAAGGATTATTATTCATCTGGATTGGTTGAATTGACAGCGGTAATGGAAGGAACCGATGATGATTTAAAAGAAGGGTATAAACATCGATCTAAAAAGCAAATTAATAATCTATTAGTATTCTATAAAGAAATTGATTCGGCCTGTACGATGATCATGGAAGAAGCAAAAGTAACTCGAAAACCTAAAGCTAAAAAAGCAGTTCCAAAAGATAAAGTAGTAGAAAAACTCAAATATTTGAAAACATTCGAGCCATTGAAATTAGTATCAATTAATCCGACTGATATAATAGGGTCAAAAGAATTGTGGGTTTATAATACAAAGCTACGTAAACTTGGAAAATACATTGCAGATGAGTTAACTGGGCCATTAAGTGTAAAAGGTACAACCATTATAGGGTTTGACGAACATAAAAGCATTCAAAAAACAATTCGCAAACCAGATGAAAAACTTAAAGAGTTTAAAGCAGCTGGAAAGATTGCACTCAGAAAATTTCTTGATGATATTAATTCAACTGATACAAAACTAAATGGCCGAATAAATGAAGAAACCATTCTATTAAAGATGGGATAAAATATTCGTATCATGTATCCTAAATACTATATGATACGATTTTCTATGTTAATCAACCAACATGATACTTTGATGAATGCTATAAACAAACGACGCCAATGGTGGCTAATTGTGAGTTTATTGATGTTTGCATCTGTAATATGGATAATCCTTAAATGGGACTGGTTTACCAGTCTTCACAATATTCCAATCTGGTGGGCTATTGTATCATTGCTCGCAATTACATGTATTAGCTGGTGGTTGTGGACATTGAAGTTTATCAATCAGTTATTGGATCATCGACGTACTGAATATGAACTGATAGATGATTTATTACGCGAAATTAAAGATTTAAATATCCTTGTGAAAGAACTTACCGTTGACAATACAAAATAATTAGCATATTCTATGTCTTTGAATATAATTTTACTGCGGAGAGCTCAAATGACACACAGAATCGGGTTTTGTTGTAAATGGATTGACACACCGGCCCAAGTCAATGGTATTAAAGCAACTGATGATTGTAAAAAATATAACACTGGTACTACTACAGTAGCATGGCTCAATCGTCAAACGAAATCAACTGCTGAATCAAAGCTTTGGTCTTTAATCAAACAAAATATTAAACCGGTCTATAGACCGGTTTCTATATCTAGCATTTTATATTTTATGTTTACATTGTTCGCCGTGCCATCTCTTATGCATAGCTGGGCTAGATAATTTCCCACAATATACGCAACTAATTTTTGGTATTTGTTTTAATTTTAATTTTCGTTCTTCAGTAAATAATTTCCCTGCATTAGCTTCGGATAATTTTTTTCTGTGCGATTCAGATTTAGGTTTTCCTTGTAATTTAACATTTCGTTTGTCTAATTTAGCTTTTGATTGTTTTAATTTTGTTTCTTCTGTGTGAGTTCTTCCATACATCGGATTATTAGAACCAGATGTTGCTTTAGAAATTTTTATTTTAGTGTCTTCTGTATGATGTTTTCCTTTATTTGCAGGAATTCTTCCTTTATGAAATTTAGACATCTTTAATCTAGCGTCTTCTGTATGTGTTTTTCCATACATAGGATTCCCACTTTCAGCCATGAATTTTGATTGTTCTTCAGAGTATAATTTACGGGAAATTGCATAAAGTTTGGATGTAGGGATATACCTATCTTGATGTTTATTTGATAAAGTTGACATCGCATTGAGCGCAAACGCCATATTTCTTTTAAATGTACCTGTAACGAATTTGACTAATAATAAATGACAAATAAAATGTTCTCTAGCTGTTAATTTAACTAAATTGGATTTATCATTGACACCGCCCATTGATTTCGGTATAATGTGATGCAATTCTGTATATCCATTGGTGTTTCTAGTTTTAGCTTTATCTATAATATTAAAATACCATTTATGATATTTATTTTCCACAAACATAATTATTTTCCTTTTAACTGAGTTATTACCTATTTATAAAAATTATGAATTTTAATAAGATTGGATTTGCCTGTAAAATTTCTGCTGTTAATGATAAAAATGAAATTGTTTCTATCCCAAAATATAATACAAAAACAACAACTATTGCATGGTTGAATAAACAAACTAAAAAAACTGCTGAAACTAAATTGATGTTATTATTACGGCATAATTTAGAAGCAACTTGTAAAGCAGTAGAATATGTTTCTAAACAAAATCCATCATTGAGACTTTTCAGATTAACGTCTGATATTTTACCAGTCTATACTCATACGGACTGGACATATTTTTATCAATCAGAATCTATTCAACAACTATTACAGCAAAAATTTGCGGCAATTGGTGATTTAGCAAGACACCACGATGTGCGATTATCTTTTCATCCTGGACAATTTTGTTGTTTAGCAAGCGATCGACCAGATGTGGTAGAAAATAGTATTGCAGAATTTGAATACCACGCTGATATGGCACGTTGGATGGGATATGGTAAAACCTTCCAAGATATGAAAATTAATGTACACATTGCTGGTAAACGTGGTCCTGCAGGAATGCTTGAAGCATATGAAAAATTAAGTGATGTTGCTAAAAACTGTATAACAATTGAAAATGAGGAAATGACCCATGGACTTGATGCTTGTCTTACTATTGCTGACAGGATTCCTGTCGTTCTCGATATTCACCATCATTTTATCAAAACTGGAGAATACATCAACCCCGATGACCCACGGGTTGAAATGGTTATTCAAAGTTGGCGAGGTGTTCGCCCTACTTTACATTATTCTATTAGTAGGGAAGATGTTTTGGTCAATCATTGCGCCAGCACTAAACCAGATCTTAACTTACTTTTAGAAGCTGGACATTCTAAACAAAAACTTCGCGCACATTCTGATTTCTACTGGAACGATGCTGTTAATAACTGGGCATTGACATTCTCAGATAAATTTGATATACTTTGTGAATCAAAAGCCAAAAATTTAGCGAGTTTTAAATTATATGATTATAGAACAAGAAAATATCTGGACCAATCAGTGGTTTTATAATAATGCTAAATGGAAACTTAAATTTGTTTGGTTTCCAACCAGATGCGATTTATCGAAAAAAATAATGTGGCTTACATATGCATATCGAGGTATAAGTACGTATTACTTGCCTGCAGATATGGGTATGAATAAACACCTAGTAATTGGTACACGTTGGATTACAAAACAAGAATTTATTTTTGGTAAAATAAAAGGCACGATATAAAAAAGGGGCGTATAGCCCCTTTGATTTATTTTGCTTTCGGTTTTCTACCACGTTTTTTAGGTAGAGGTGGTTCTACAATTTCTGGCTTGACAACTGATTTTGGTGCGACTGGTTTTTTAATTTTTTTAGATACAGCTTTTACTGCTTCTTTAACATCATCAACATTAACAACATCATCATTATTCACATCTGCAACTTCTTTAAGTTTTTTAATTTCTTTAAGTTTTTTTGTAAGTCTTTTTTTAGCTTCTTTAACATCATCAACATTAACAACACCATCTTTATTTACATCAGCTAACTTTTTTACACGTTTTGATGCAGTTTTAACTATCTCGACTGTTTCTTCGATTTGTGTTGGCTTGAACCCAAATAATTTTTTTATAAAATCAAACATAAAATCTCCTTTGTTAATTATTTATATTCAGAATTACAATAGATTAAAAAATTGTTGATAAATACAACAATAATCAAATTTAAGGAAACGTTTAACATGGAACAACAACATATTAATACTGGTGCTACCGGACCAGGTAATGATGGAACTGGTGATAGCATTAGAGTTGCATTTGAAAAAGTAAATGCCAATTTTGATGTGTTATATGGGGTTTTTGGTGCATCTGGTGCTATTAGATTCACTGCTCTTGGAGATGCCCCATCATCATATGCTGCAAATCAAGTAATAATTGCCAATACTACGGGATCAGCCTTAACTGCTAGAACTATTAAATCAAGTGACTCTAGCATACAAATTGATGCATCAAATAATGCTGAATTAGATATTACTGTAGCATCAGTTGAAGCAGATACATCGCCTGAACTGTTTGGTCCATTGAATGCTAATTATTTCACAATAGGTCGTCTTCGTAACCCGAGTGTAGATGCCGTAAATGCATTTAATGATACATGGGCGGTCTTAAACCCAGATTACACAACATCAATTTTGGAATTACCAGTAACTGTCCATCACGGATTGCATAACTACGTAGCTGGTGTTCCTAGACAATCTAATGGTGAACCAATTATTACACATAATGATATTGCTACATATATTGTATCGACTGCATTAAAAACAAGAGATCAACCAAGTATTGAGCAAACTGATGATCCAGATTATGATTCTACATTAACAAGTAATTATCTTGCTACAGAAGTAATGCAACGAAAAGATGTTGTTTATCGAGGTGGTGACACCATGACCGGGGTATTGACACTATCCGATCATCCGCATCCATTGGAAGGGGAAATCGGCTCACGCCAGGCTGTGACTCAACATTATGTTGATGAATTATATGTTTCAAAATTATCATTAGCAGATAGTGTAACAACTGATGATATTACTGTAAAAAATATATACAATGGTAATGGTGCAACCGGGCCGGGATTATTTCATGGCGATTGGCAATTGTCCGCTGGTAGTACACTTCAATCAACCTACGCTGACTTGGCTGAATATTATGAATCGGACGTAGTCTACCAACCTGGTACTGTTCTTGTATTTGGCGGATCTAAAGAAGTCACTAGTTCATCGGTAGTGAATGATACAAAAGTAGCGGGAGTTGTTACAACAGATCCTGCATATGTGATGAATATTAACCAATCAGGTGTTAAGATTTGCATAGCACTAGCAGGACGTGTACCATGTAAGGTAATTGGTAAAACAAAAAAAGGTGATTTATTGACTACATCTAATTCATCTGGACATGCGATTAAAGCATTAGATCCAAAAATAGGTGCTATTGTTGGAAAATCGTTAGAAGATAAAGAATATGGTGAGGCTGGTATTATTGAAATATCAGTTTGGAGAGCGTAATGACTCTTGATATATGGACGAAGCCTTCTGGATACGATATTGGATCATTTAATGATCAAATTACATTAGTCATAGATCTTCCAGTGACTAATGATACCGGAGTTACGTATGGGATAATTGCGGGTGCACTTCCAGAAGGATTGTATATTAATGGGAATCAAATTACTGGGATTGCTAATATTGTCAAAACCGACAGTATTTATAAATTTTGTATAAGAGCTTCTCACGATAGTCAAACGGCAGATAGAACTTTCTATCTTACCATTACTAGCAAAAATCCATTATCATTCGTTACACCGTCTGGTAGATTGCATTGTGGAATAAATCAGCAACTTTTTGCTATTGATAATACTAATGTTAATTTTCAAATACTGGTTGAATCGGACATTCCAAATGATATCGTAACTTTCAGGTTGGAATCTGGTTCATTGCCAGGTGGCCTATCGCTTTCAACTGACGGAATTATTTCTGGATTTCTTTCAAAACTATCAACGGACGAGCTGGATCATGAATATCAAGAATCACAATTCATAATTCGGGCAAGCAACCAAGCATATTCAATAACACAAAGTTTTATATTTATTGTTGTTGGACCATATTATTTAACTGCTGACAATACATTAATGCATACTGGGACCAGTATTTTTACTGCAGATGTTACTAATATTAGACCTGTACAATGGATAACCAATCCATATTTAGGACCATATCGTTACGATAATTATTTAACTGTGGAATTCGAAACATATGAAAGTGATTCTATCTTATACTCATTGGATATAAATCAACCTATTCCACCTGGTACAACACTCACCGATGGAATTTTATCTGGGTATATACCATCACAAACAACCTATAATACTGCTTATGACTTTGAAATTGCTGCTATTAGAACTAACAATGTTTCAGGTGAATCTATTACTAATAAAAGAACATTTTCAATAGATATAATTGGAAAGTTTGATGATACTTTGGAATGGTTAACGCCGACTAATGCTGGCACTATTACTGAAGGAATTCCGGTTAATCTTTCCATTATTGCGGTTAGTTCGTTATCAAATTCAAATCTTATATATGAAATTATAGATGGGATATTACCTAATGGCGTTACAATGGGAACAGATGGTATTATTACAGGTGTACATTTTAGTTCAGCTTCTGATGACTTTATTGATTATTACACGTTTACGGTTAGAGTTTCTAATCAATATAGTGGAATTTTTTCTGATTCTATTACTCATTATGGGGTTTTTGAAAAAATATTTACGATAACTGTTATCCAATCTGAAAAAATGTATAGCAATATCATTGTAAAACCTTATTTGGAAATAGAACAACGAGAAAGATGGGGTTCGTTCATTACAAACCAAGAAATATTTCCACTTTCAATGATGTATAGACCATATGACACTAATTTTGGAATACAGAAACAATTAGAAATGTTAATATTTCCTGGTATCGATACATCGTCGATAGAAACGTTTGTTAATGCTGCTAATCTTAACAATGCCAAAAAAAGATTCCAATTTGGTAGTATTACATCAGCGAAGGCTATTGACCAAACTACATTTGCTGAATTATATGAAGTAGTTTATATAAACATGCTTGATCCATTAGAGCCAAATGGAGAACATTTGCCATTGAGTATTAATAATGAATATATTGGCACATATTATCCAAGTAGTGTGACATTATGGAGAGAACGATTAGTCACTGTAACTGATGTAGATAGTGGAACTGTATTATCAACTAATATTGAATTTGTTCCGTTATGGATGAGAAGTATTCAACCATCAGATAGATCGAGAATTGGGTTTACACTAGCAGTTCCATTATGCTATTGTAAAGTTGGTACTTCTTCACAGATTTTACGAAACATTGAATTGTCAGGTATTAATTTATCATCATTCGATTATACTGTTGACCGGTATATTGTTAATGATTTTATTAATCCACAATATGTCGTATTCAATCATTGAGGTATATTATGCATCCGTTAATTAATGACATGACAACATTAAAAGATTCCGAATTGGAATCTAGAATCTATGATTTAACAAAAAAGTATTTCATGACAACAAATGTTAACATGAGATCACAAATTTCAATGGTACTCGAATCGTACACCTCTGAACAAGCAAAACGCCAGAAAGAATTGTGGCAAACTACCATGGAAAATAAAAATAAAGGACTTGACAAACTGATAAATGTAGGGTAAAATCTCTTAATGAGATTAGATAAATTTAGTAACCCAATTTTTAACGAGTGTGACATTTTTGATGCAATTTATCATGGTCATATGGAAAAACTTTCATCATTAATGGTTGATCCGAGTGATGATATTGAACGATTACAAGAAATATCAGAATTTGCATTCGTTCCACCAATCAATAGTAATCGCCAACTTTCTGATTATGATAAAGAGCAGCAATCGATTTGGTTCATGCCTGAAGAATATTATCATTTTGATATCAAACAATATTGTTTGACTAAATGTACAACCGATGATGAAAAAAACAGAGTTGAGGAAGAACTACATGCGTTTGAGAAACATGGCATGCTTCTTTTACTTCAATGGCTGAAATATTTTGTTGATACATGCAATAATAATAATGTATTCTGGGGGGTTGGAAGAGGGTCTAGTGTATCTAGTTTTGTGTTATATTTAATTGGTGTTCACCGGATCAATAGTATTAAATATAAGTTAGACTGGAAAGAATTCTTAAGATAAAAGGAATAATTATGGCAAATATTAGAACTGTTTATAGAACAGCACAAGGGAAAGAAATCGATTTAAATAAACTTATTAACCGTAATGAGTTAACACTGGCAGTTGGTAATATGAAAGTAAACGCCAGAGGTGATAAGATCGGCGCTGGTGGACAAATAGTCAAAGATACAACAAATGGTGTCACCATCCCCGATCAAATCAGTAAAAGTGTAGATCAACCAGTTCCCTCACTGGAAGAGCAAAAAGTGGAAGAATCAGCCAAACCATCACGAAAAGGTCAGTCTTCTGAGGAAACTACACAACAATGAGTCTTATAAAATGTAATAAAGTTATTCCAATTCATGATGGAATAATTGTAACTGACATGAGTTTTGACAATCAAGTAACTGATACTGGAATCATTGTCGGCAGCGATGATGGTAAAAGTGAGGGAATAAAGCCTAGATGGGCTAAAGTTTTTGCAATAGGCAAAGATCAAACCTCCGTTAAAATTGGGGATTGGATATTAGTTGAGCATGGTAGATGGACCCGTAACGTCAAAATCGAAGATGAAACGGGTAATGAATACGAAATTAGACGTGTTGAACCAAAATCTATCATAATGAAAGGCGATACAAAACCATCTGATGTTTATTTGGGTAAATCAAATAAATCTACAACACAAACTTTTGATTTTAGTAAACCAATGTTTTAATCTTATGCAGGGTCTTGACAGGCCCTGCTTTTTCTTATACAATACTCATTTTACACACAACCAAGGAATGGTTAATGGCAACGAAGGAACTTTGGGTCGAAAAATATAGACCTAAAACATTAGATGGATATGTTTTTAGGGATTCACATCAAAAAAATCAAATCGAATCATGGATTAAAGATGGTTCGATCCCTCATTTATTATTAAGCGGCAGTGCAGGAGTTGGTAAAACTACATTAGCTAAATTATTATTGAATTTACTCAACATCCACCAATATGATATTTTAGAAATCAATGCATCTAGAACTAATTCGGTTGATGATGTGAGAGATAAGATTGTAAGCCATTTAGAATTTATTCCATTTGGTACATTTAAAGTGGTATTATTAGATGAAGCTGATTATTTATCCCCAAATGCACAAGCTGCATTACGTGGGGTTATGGAAGAATACCATGAATTTTCTAGATTTATTCTTACCTGTAATTACCCAAACAAGATAATGACAGCTATTCATAGTAGATGTCAGGGGTTTCATATTGATAAAGTTGATCAAACCGAATTTACTGCAAGGGTTGCCACTATATTGATTGAAGAAAATATCGAGTTTGATTTAGACACATTAGATACATTTGTTAAAGCTACCTATCCTGATCTACGAAAATGTATTAATCTAGTACAAATGAACAGTCTGGGTAATATGTTAGTAACACCACACAACGGTGATAGTGGTGAGGCTGATTATAAAATAGAAATGGTCGAACTGTTTAAATCTGGTAAAATTTCAGAAGCAAGGAAATTGATATGTAAACAAGCCAGACCTGAAGAAATGGATGAAATTTACAGATGGCTATATAATAATATAGCTATATTTGGCGATGAGTCTAAACAGGATGACGCAATTTTAATCATAAAACAAGCAATTGTTGATCACACGTTATGTATAGATCCAGAAATAAATTTGGCTGCATGTATGATTAGGTTGGCTAGGTTATGACAGACACTCCCAAGCGAACCGTAGCGAAAACGTTTAGTTGGCGTATTATTGCCACATTTGCTACCTTTTTTGTATCATACATTGTTTCAAAAGATGTTTCTATTGCAAGTGGAATTGCTGGAACACAGATAATAATGCATACATTCTTATATGTTATTCATGAACGTATATGGAATAAAATACAATGGGGTAAATTTGAATAAAAAAGGGGGCATTTAGCCCCCTTTTTTCTATTCACCATAGATGGATAATACTTCTTTAACTGCTTCGTGACGTTCTATATCCATCGCTGTAAATTCAGCAACATCAATATGCGTCAACTCTGGACGCTCGGCAAGCAATCTGCAAAAATCAATCAAACCATTGTCGTTTAATCTATCTGCTTGAGCCAAATCACCAGTTACAACCATTTGTGATCCTTCACCAATTCGGGTTAATAACATCTTCATTTGACTTACTGTTGCATTTTGCATTTCATCAGCAACTATATACGCATTTTTAAATGTTCTGCCTCGCATATACGCAAGCGGACTAATTTCAATAATACCTTCTTCTAAATATCTTGTGATATCGCGTTTTTGATAATATTCAGAAAATACATCAAAAATTGGTCGAGTCCAAGGTGCCATCTTTTCTTCCAGTGTACCTGGTAAAAACCCTAAATCTTCATCCACGCTTACGGCTGGTCTAGTCACAACGATTTTTTCAATCTTACCTTCTTGAAACAATTTAATACCGTTTTGTACGGCTAACATTGTTTTACCAGTACCGGCTGGCCCAATAGCAAAAACAATACTGTTTGACTCATCTTGTAATTTATTTAAGTATTCTTTTTGACTTTTATTGCGCGGGGACAGCGTTACTTGTCTACGTTTTTGAGGCATGTAAGGTTGAAAATCTATTATGTTAACGTCTGAGGTAAAACGCTTTTTTACTTTTCTACTCATTCAGTATCTCCTACGATTGTGAGAAATCAGGACATGTGGTAACCAGCTTGATAACCATATTGGTCCTGTAATAGTATTTACCTTTTATAAAAAAATAAACTTTATTATAGATAAATAAATATA